CAAAGAGATCATTAGCACACTCAGTATCGTAGCATTAGTAACTGTTTTGTCGAACGGAGCCAATGCTGATTCAGGTCTTGATACTAAGAACAATCTTAGCCTTGAACAGGCTCAGACATCGGAAACCGCCTCGAAAGAGGTTTTTTTGGTTTCTAAAGCAAAAAAACTAGAGAGTTTTGAGAACAAGGTTTCTCTGACTGATTTAGAACTAAAAGAACTGCTTTCGCTAGTAGGCTTCAAGGGCAAAGACCTTGTTGTGGCTTGGGCAGTAGCAAAGAAAGAATCTAATGGTCGGCCATTAGCATTTAACGGAAACCACAAGACTGGTGACTCATCTTATGGTATGTTCCAAATTAATATGATCGACAACCTTGGTCCTGATCGTAGAACCAAGTTCGATCTTGAGTCAAACGCTGAGTTATTCAATCCCGTCAAGAATGCAGAGATTGCATACTATATGACAAATGGTGGAGAAGATTGGTCCTCATGGAAGGGCATCACTCCAAGAACCAAATCCTGGATGGCTAAATTTCCTAAGTAAAAACTAAAAATAAACTACTGGGTCAGGAGATATTCTTGGCCCAGTTTTTATTTTAGTAATTGATAAAATTTATATGGCTTCCATGATAATACTTAATAGGCAAAAAAGCATGATCCTGATCTTCAAAAAGATAATACAAAGCCTCTCCCCAAAGAGGCAAGTCTCCCCACCTATAAATAAAAATATTTTTAGATTCATCTACTTTTTTAATGTAATTAAATAGTTCTGAGTTTTGTCTTAGTCTAAATAAGTTAAAACCAACCAAATTGGTATATGGTCCAGATGGATTCTTTAATGGCTTTTCTGTGTTTATAACTGAAAGAGTAAAGTTATTTAAACCTTTTGTAACATATTCATGGTCTGTAGACCATTCACCATAAACACAGACCTTATCTTTTAGCCTATCAAAGACATCATCAATACTACTTCGAACAATACAGTCATCATCAATTCTTAAAATCATGTCATAAGCATCTAAATATTTCCAAAAGTCTACAAACCAAAAATTACACATATGCCTGTATCCCCAATTAAATTCCCAGCCACTTTCTTGATCAAACTCAATTCCATCTATTGGACCAAAGGGAGGTATTGCAATAAAGTTAATTGGCATACTTGTTTTGCTTTTTATAAACTGTTGTTGATGTGGCAAAATATTTCCCTCATGAAATATAATAATGTCACAAACATTTTTTAGATTTTCTTCTATAAACCTGTTTCTTATAACTAAATCATCATATTGATAATTATCTGAGTATCCTCTGGAAAGTGTTACTATTGCATTTTTCATTCTTTCCCCCAGTCATTAATAATAATGTGTTTAATTTCATGTTCATTATACATCCAATGTGGATGGTTTCCACTAACAAAATCTACCTGTATTTCCTCTAAGGCATCTACACCATAAATAATTTTTTTATCTATTACTGGACTGTAAACTTTTGCTGTTGGAGAAAGAAAACATGCCCACCAACTAAAACTACTATTTGCTCTAAAAACTGTTCTTGCAAAATATAGTTTTAAAAAATCTTCTAGCCAATCAAAAATTAATGGTTCTCTATATTCAGAACCTACTGGGTAGTTCCATCCAAAATGCTCTGCTTGGGTCCTGTCTGTATGCCACTTATTTATATAGTCATCTGATACCCAGATTATTTCATTTTTGTTAAAACCGAATTTATCAAAAGCCCTAATATATGATTCTTTAGATATAACAGAATATCCCTGCGTACTGTTTAGGTTATAGTTTGGATTTGATATATCATCTCTTCTTAGATGTGCAATATCATACGTACCTTTTTTGCTTTCCCAATACTTGTATGCTTCTGTATTTTTTACAATATCTGAAAACTCAAAGACCTGTTTTAAAAAACTAACTGACATTTTAGAATACACAGAGTTTCCATATGCACAAACACTATCAAAATAAACTGGACTTTCATATTTTTTATAATTTTCTTTTTGATCTTCTGGGTTTATCCGTTTTGCTTTTGGATAAAACTTTTTAATATTTTCATGCTTTATTTGATCTGTGTGAAAATAATCTAATGACTGATTTAAATTTAATCTTAGTTCGTCATTTTCTAAAACCTTGTGATACTGTGTTTTAAATAGTTTGGTTCCTTCCCAATCTGATGGAAGTATAAATTCAGATCCAGTTATATGACTATAGGTTGCACCGTAAGCGTATTGATGCATTCTATTACCAAACCTGCCATTCCAATGTGCTAAAAGAATAAAACTCATAAAATCATTATATCTGATTCTTAATCCAATTATATGTTTTTTTAATTCCTTCTTCTAAGGTCATAGAATAATCCCATTCTAATTTTTCTCTTACAAGATCGTTTTGAGAGTTTCTGCCTCTAACACCTAAAGGTCCAGGGATATGCATCTTACTTAAAATCTTGCCCTCAACACCACAAGCAATATCTACCAACTGATTAATAGTAACCATTTCCTCAGACCCAATATTAACTGGTCCAGTAAAATCTGATTGCATAAGTCTTCTTGTTGCCTCTATGCATTCATCTATATATAGGAATGAACGAGTCTGTTCTCCATCCCCCCAAATTTCTATAAAGCCATCTGATTGAATAACTTTTCTGCATATCGCTGCTGGTGCTTTTTCTTTTCCACCATCCCATGTGCCTTCTGGTCCATAAATATTATGATATCTAGCAATTGCTACTGAAATGTTATTGTTTCTATTAAATGCTAAGAACATTCTCTCACTAAACAGTTTCTCCCAGCCATACTCGCTGTCAGGATCTGCAGGGTATGCATCAGACTCCTTAAGCCCAGGATTATTAACATCTAACTGCTTATAGTCAGGATACATGCAGGCAGAACTTGAATAAAAAATCTTTGTCTTATTAATATCGTATTTAGCATTTAGTCTTGATTGGGCCCTAAGAAGATTAAGGTTTATCAAAGCAGAGTTTTCCATAATCTGAGAATCGTTGTCTCCAGTAAATATATACCCAGCACCACCCATGTCTGCTGCAAACTGATAAACCTCGTCAAACGATGTTATCAACTTATAAGGGATCTCAGAATAAAAATTACCAGCATAACCTTTAAACTGAATGACCTTCTCCATGTTTTCATATACTGACAGGTCTCTTTCAATAAACTCGTCTGCTGCGGTGTCAGAAAAATCTGGATGCTTTAAATCAACACCACGAACCCAGTATCCTTCTGACTTTAAACGCTTTACCATATGGCTTCCTATGAAGCCTCCTGCTCCTAAAACTAATGCGGTCTTCATCTTAACCAACTAACTACTGCGTACCTTTCGCCTTCAGTTACTGGAGACACAGAATGATTGTATACATAGGTTGATGGGAAAACTATCATCTGATTGGCTTTTGGCTTAAAAGAAAGATTAAATCTTGGAAAATTTAATTCGCCTCCAGAATAGTTATCGTTAAGATAATACAAAGTAGAAACTCTTCTGTGATAGTCTGGATGATCGTCTATGTGATTTGTAAATTTTTGACCTACACCATATTTTAATATTTGATAAGAGTCGTGCCATGAGCAACCTATGCCGTAATTATTTTGATAATTAATCTCTAAAGGAACTAAGTTTTCTAAAAAAAGATTAGCCATAGATGTGTAAAACGATGCTTGAATGTTTGAGTAATCGGTTTTTTCTATTTCTGAATAAGGAACATTTATGGTTTGTGTATCTCTTGACTTTGTGTCTACATTTGTTTTTACAGCATCTCCAACTCCAGTCTTTACCGCTGCTGCAAGCCACTCTATTCTTGCTGATTGCATTCCTTCTTCAAGATCAACAACAATAGTTTTAAAAGTTTCTTCAGGTATTACATTTTCATAAGACATTATTCCAGGAGCAATTTCAGTTCTTTCTATTGCTCTATATTTGTTAAAGATTATGCCTTTGTCATTTTCCCAAAATATTTTTTCCATATTACCATTTCCCTAATGGGCATACTGCCCCTTGTAGTTTTGTTTTGGCTACCATGAAACATCCGCACTTTTTGCATTGTTTTGTTAACTTAATTAGTTCTGGACATGCTTTACATGTAGAATATCTTTCTTCTGCTACCTCGGCAGGTGCCCATTCTGTTGAAGGGTTTACAATATCCCAAGGCCTGGTTTCTCCTAAATTTTGTTTATATCTTTGCCAAGGAGTTAGTTCTTCTGACACTAGAAGTTAGCCTTCTACAAATTCAGTGCCGTTCCATGTCCAATTGATAGTTACATCAAGATCGGATGGAACTTCTACAAAAATTGGATTAGATGAAAATCCAGCGACAAGTCTTTCTCCGCCTTGACCATCTGAGCCCTGAAACTCTGTGTTTATTGCTACTACTGTAAATATATCATTATTTACAATTCCAGCAAATTTTTTAATTGTCATTTTTTTCTCCTTTTCTTTTATATAAAGTATATCATATCAATACTTTATGTAAAGCATGCGCCTTGCCAATAACTTCCTCCATTATTTACACAAGATGTACAGTCTGCACATAAGTATGATGCACCAACATAATCTTCACAGCCTGGTGCTGAACATATATTTGCAGGTGTTGGTGTTGGTGTCGGAGTTGGAGTCACAACAGGCGTTGGAGTAGGAGTCACAACAGGCGTTGGAGTTGGAGTCACAACAGGCGTTGGAGTTGGAGTCACAACAGGCGTTGGAGTTGGAGTCACAACAGGCGTTGGAGTTGGAGTAGGTGTTGGTGTTACACAAGACTGACTTTCTTCCTCTATATAAGGCTCGCAGAAAGCATTTGCTCCTGTACCAACAAGAGTATAGTTAGTTCTTGATCTTCTCTGTGTTCCTCCAGAGCAAGTACTCCAACCGCTCCATGATCCTGGTGCTGGGCATGTTATTGGTTCTGCTGTAGGTGTTGGAGTAGGGGTAGGTGTTGGAGTAGGTGTAGGTGTAGGTGTAGGTGTTGGTGTAGGAGTAGGTGTTGGTGTTACACAAGACTGACTTTCTTCCTCTATATAAGGCTCGCAGAAAGCATTTGCTCCTGTACCAACAAGAGTATAGTTAGTTCTTGATCTTCTCTGTGTTCCTCCAGAGCAAGTACTCCAACCGCTCCATGATCCTGGTGCTGGGCATGTTATTGGTTCTGCTGTAGGTGTTGGAGTAGGAGTAGGGGTAGGTGTTGGAGTAGGTGTAGGTGTAGGCGTTGGAGTTGGTGTTGGAGTTGGTGTTGGTGTTGGTGAAGGTGGACAAATTATTGTTGGAATATTTTCATTTTCAAAAGTAAAGTAAACTCCACTTTGTACATTTGTAATTGCTGTTCCACACTGAGAGTTCATGGAATTAAATGCTTCTGTAAAACCGCTACCTGTTCCAGTTACCTGTGTTCCATTACAACATCCTGTGTACCAATACACTGTTTCTGTAGTTGTAGGTGTAGGAGTTGGGGTCGGTGTCGGAGTCGGAGTTGGCGTTGGTGTTGGAGTTGGAGTTGGTGTTGGAGTCGGTGTTGGTGTTGGTGTTGGAGTTGGTGTTGGTGTTGGTGTTGGTGTTGGTGTTGGTGTTGGTGTTGGAGTCACAACAGGTGTTGGCGTGACAACAGGTGTTGGTGTAACAACAGGTGTTGGTGTAACAACTGGTGTTGGTGTAACAACTGGTGTTGGTGTAACAACTGGAGTTGGTGTGACAACAGGTGTTGGTGTGACAACAGGTGTTGGTGTAACAACTGGAGTTGGTGTTGGAGTCACAACAGGTGTTGGTGTTGGAGTCACAACAGGTGTTGGAGTTGGAGTTGGGGTTGGAGTTGCAACGCCTTCATAAACATCTCCATACAAAACCCAACTATCTGTTCCAGTTTTTACAAGAGTTCCCTTGCTATATTGACCATCTAAAAATAGTTGTGAGTTTTTACTACCGACTGTTACTCCAGATGCTGGAACAAAAGTTGTTCTTGCTGAACCAATTTCAACTAAATTATATTTATATCCAACAGGAATATTAACAGCAGAATTTAGCGGGATAGACAAGTTTGTTGGGGATGACATTTGTAAAAAAATTGTTTTATTAACATCCAGGGGATCTAAAGTAAAACTAGATGTCTTAATTATTACAGTGTTATTGTTTAGAAGTACTGGATCAAGATCAAATCTAGTATTAATAGAGTTCCATTCAATACCGTTTCCAGCAAGACCAGAATAGGCTCCAGTTGTATTATTTATTGCATCAGTAATTTCAGAAATTACATAGTCTTCATCTGCTAAAGGAATCCACTGCCCAGCATGAGCGAAATAAAGTTTTCCTGTATCGTGTGCATGAGCAATATATCCGTGGTGATCAACGGCTGCTGGAAAAGACACAAGAGTTGGGTATAAAAAAGAAATCTTTCCAGTTTTTAGGTTTTGAAGATGATTTGCCATAGACGGAATTGGAAGTTCGTCTGGGTCTGTGTTTGCACCATCGTATGTATATGTTCCGTAGTGATAAAGTCTTAGTGCTGCCTGAATATCTGCTGCATCTGAAAGACCTGGGATTTTAGTGTTGAACAGCCCAGTACCGTTGGCGGTACTATCAATATTCTGTTCATTTGTTGCCACTATAAATCACCCTTTTTCATTATACCACCGTAATAAAAACATGGACTTCTTTAGGACCCACAAAAGGGCCCCAAGATCCGTCAACATATTCTACACCCTCTATTTCAAGTGGTAATGCTAAAAAGCCTTGGTTAGTATTTAAATCTTTTATTACAAGTTTGGTTGCCATAGGTCCACCAGATCCAGAAGATATGGAATACTGAATGCTGAGGTTTTCAGATGTTGCCTCTACTCCTCCATAAATCTGTGTTACGTTAATTGGTGACAAAGTTAGTTTTCCATTTGCAGGAATTACTGTTTCAGTAGAAGAATAAAAATTTGTTTTTAAACTAAACATTTCTGTCCACTGTGTTCCAGTTGCTGTTGCTACTCTTTGAAAAACTGTTTTATATGTTGAAGATGATGGCTGAACATCAATTGCAATATCTAATGCCTGCAGACTTTGTACAATTGCAGCATTTACGTTAGCATCTTGTGGGTTGCCATTTGATGCTAAAATTATACTTCCACGATCACCTTGTGGTCCTATGTCCAAGTCAAGACTAATTGTTTCTGGTCCACCAAAAACTGTTAAATCTTCATTTGATAAAATTATGTCAGCCACTTTTAAGCCCCTGTTGCAGGGAATACTGCAGTAATAATTCCTGAGTGTGCAGAGTGGGTAACAGATGTTGCACCAGCAACTGTGAAGTAGTTAGCAGGAACCCCATGTAAAGTATAATTCTTAGATTCTGGGTTTTCATCATATTTAAGTCTTGGAGTAAGAGTTATTATTGCCACATAGGTAGTCGATGGCTCAAAGTTTCCAGAAAAGTCTATATTGTTATTATTAACTCTTTTTTTCCAAACAGGAGATCCAGTAAATTGAATATTTGTCTCAACACTTAAATCTGGTGATGCTCCTGAAACTGGGATTGTTATACCAGAAATTGCTGCGTTAGTTATTGTTGTTGCTGTTATTGGAAATGTTGCAGTGACAACTCCAGTGTTTGCTTCGTTTGTACAATTAGCATTTTCTATTGTAAAAAAGTTTGATGGTATTCCAGTTAATGTATATCCGCTATTAACTCTTGGAGTTACATTTATTGTTGCTATATAAACTGTTTCTTGAGCAAAAGTTGAAGGAGATCCCGACCAGGTAACTGTTCCAGAATATTCTGGTGTATCTATAACAGTAGATGCTGGCACTCCACCAGTAATTGGGGCTGTTAATACAAGTCTTCCATTTGATAATGGAGAGATAGGACTTGAAGAACTTGCTGCTCCAGTAACTTGATCTGTAATTGATATTTTTCCTGTTAAAAGCGTGTAGACTGTTTCATAGTTATTTACTGTTCCTGGAACTGTAGACGGTTTTCTAACCTCTACATCATAAACATACTCTGTTCCAGCAACCAAAGTTGCTGAGTCTGAAGGTCTTATCGCACAAAAAACATGCGTTCCATCATCTGAAACACGAGCATATCCTTTTATTGGAATTCCAGCATTTCCACGAACAGTAGAGATAGTAAATTGAGCACTGTCGTATGGTGCATATGAATCATTTACATAGTCTGGAGCATTAGCAAAATTTGTTGGTACAACGTATTGTCCTAAGTTAAATACGGTCCCATCGCTCTTTTTCGGGTAGATACGAAATTCAAAGGTATCACCCTTATAGTAATTAAAGTCATAGGTCGCTGGAAATGCCATGGTTTTATTATACCACGCTGACGTAGACAGAATTGAAGATTACTGACGCATCAAAATCTGTTCTAAGTTGAGGTACTGCTCCATTACCCCACATGGACTGGTCTTCTATAAATATTTGCTGTGTTGCAGAAAGGTTGTATACATTTTGATACTTCAGGGATCCAACAAACTGTACAAACTCCTGATCCTTGCTTGCAAAGTATGTCCTTAACCAAACCTCAGTGTTAGCCGTATAGGTAGTTAGTTCAAAGTTATATGTTAAGAATACTTGGGAGCCTTCATTTATACCGTGGAAGTTTAGGGCTCTTTGGTGGCTGTTCCAAAGACTGGTGCATCCTTTAGGAAGGTACTTTTCATTTTGCGACTTGTCTTTTGTATCTAATAAAAGAGTTACCCAGCCATCGTTTCCTTGAGATACTCCAAGTTTTGTTGGTTTGTCAATAGTGTTTGTATATGAAGCCCACCCTGCTTGCTGTCCTGAAGACGATAGCGAACTTAGTCCGTTTTGTCCAGAAGATCCTTTTTCTCCCTTTGGTCCCCTTTGTCCTTCTGGTCCTTGAGGCCCTTCTTTTCCATCTTTGCCATCCCTACCTGATGGGCCTTGAGGCCCTTGTGGTCCAGGTACTGGGAGAAATGATAGAGAGTTTTCTTGATATGGAGAGGCTTGACTTTGCTCTACTTGTGCAGCATAAGAAGATTTTTTTGCACCAGGAAAATCCATAGATTTAGAAGCAGCCATAAAGACATTATCTCATGATTATTTATTTACTTTAAACGTTTTATTCTTAACTCTAATTACTGAAGGTAATTCTGGTCTTGGAGTTGATACTTTAACTACAGCCATTACAGACTTCCCGTAACATCACCAATGACTGAAATTGTTCCAATCAAGGGAGTCCATACTGTGTCTGAGTCAATTGTAACTTGTAAATCAAAAGTTAGTTCTGTTACTATTGTTTTGTAGCCAGTTCCCCATAATTCTGTAATAGATGCTGGTGCCATTATATCTACGTAGCCGTTACCAGCCGTAATTTCCAAGGAATCCAAAGCATCAGACTGAGGATCATAAGTGGTAGCCTCAAAGGACCAATCAGATGTATCAAAATATGTTATTTCGTCATCTTCTAAAAATTCAACACGAAGTGGAGAGGTATCGCCTCTAACGATTTGCCATTTAATTCTGGCTGGATCTGCTCCAAAAACTTCTGGTCCATGCATACTCATAATCTTGATTATACCATAAAGATTGACTAATACCATGGTCGGTGGGTATAGGACAAACCAAGGTATTAGCCAACAAATAAATTATACCATAATAGACAAAACGGACATAATATTTAAAGTTATCAAATTGTTATAATAAGGAATGTCCGATTTGTTACCATAAGTCTATTTTAGCCAGATTAGGGATAGTGTATACTTAAAATATATAAGAAAAAAGAACTATCTTTATAGTTTTAAAAACTATCTTTATATATAGTATATAGCAAATTATTTCTTAGAGTCAGAAATATGCTGAATTAGAATTCTATACAAGTCGTCAAGTTTTCTTTCTTGGCGATCTCGTGATTCTTCGGAATTAATTTTTTGTTCTTGAACAGCCAACTCTAATCTTGACATTTGATCTTTTAG